ATAGGATTGTTCTTAATGCTAAAACTGATAGTATCCTATTAAGCGCCCAAAAATCTATTAGCATATCTACACCAGGAAGTACTAATATAGATACTAAATCTTTTTGTATTAGCTCAAATGATATAAAATTAGGATCTAAAAATGCTACTGAACCTGTTTTGAAAGGTGATACTACAATTGAATTATTAAAGCAATTAACTAAAGCAGTTAAAGATTTAGCTACAATATTAGAAGTTGAAAAAAATTGGCCTGGGGGAAATTTACAAACAGGATATAATGCTATTGCTGGTAATGTTTTAGTAGTATTAAATGACATTACTTCCCAACTAAATGATAATAGTCTAAAATCATTAACAACTAAAGTACAATGAGTGATTCACCTCAATATGGTTTTGATGATCGTCCTCCTTTTAATAAAGGGCCTTATTCTTGGAATATAAGAGAATGGGGTTATGATGGGGGACTTATAGCAGACATATATTATGAAGGAAAACTTATTACTCAAAAAAAATATTTTCGTAATTTTGAAACAAATGAAAGTTATTGGGTTAATAATGAATCTGAAGTAAGAAAGAAATATCTTAATGAAGATGCTGTTAATATTGTTTTACAAAGAGAAGTTCAACGACATGGATTTGGTGATGGGACCAAACAATTTCCCTCATTAAGGGATTTAGGTATAAAAAACTTTTTCCCTGGGGATGAAAAAGATGTTGAGGGGATTGATATTGTTTCTATACTTAGCTTTTTAGGAGTACAGCTCCCTGATATAACTATTCCCCAAATACCTATTTCGGGGAGTACTGAATTACCTAAACCACCTGAAATACCTAAAAAACTTAAATTAAAACCAGTAAAAGGTGTTATAGTAGATTCTACTACAAACGAACCTATAAAAGGAGCTAGAGTAATAAGCCCACTTAAAAAACCTTCAAGAACTAATGCTAAAGGAGAGTTTGAAGTAAAAGTACCTGATGTTTTAAATACTGGATTAGATCCTAAAAAATTTGAAATAAATATTTCAAAAAATAAATTTGCTCCTCTTAAATTAACACCTTATACATCTACAAAAGATGTTAAAGCTGATTTAGGAATTATTACTCTTCAACCTTTAGAATCAAATTTAATACAAGAAATAACTGAACTTTTAACTTTTAAAGATGCTGAAGTAGAAAAGTATGCTACTGTAGATTTAACTTTTGAATTCCATATCCAAAAACAACTTAATTTAAGTATAAGTGAACTAAAAAAATTAGTTATACCTTTAATTTTAAATATGGTAGCTCAATATGGGTTAGCTAAAATTCAAGAATTAATAGCAGAAGTTGAAGCCAATGGAGGGCAATTAACCGATAATATTAAACAACAAATAGTATGTCCGTTTCAAGATGCTTTATTAAAAATTATAGCTTTAAAAAACAAATTAGTAAACCAATTAAATAAAGTACTTAATACAATTAATGGAGTAACACAAACTCTTCAAGTAACTGACACTACAATTCAAACGATAGATACTGTTTTTCAAGTATTAAAAGTACTACCTACCCCACCTGCTATAGGTGGTGTAGGTATTCCTATTTCTGTAATTAACACGGTACAAGATGTTAAAACATTTTTGAATAATAATATAGGAAAATTAAAACAAGGAAGTGGGGCTTTATCTACTATATTAGGATTGTTAGTTGAAGTATTAACCCAAGTCCTTTCATTTTTAAATTTCTTAGATCTTATAACTCAATTCTGTGCCCAAGGAGAAAATATAGATCAAAACCAAATTTCAGCAGAACTAACAGCTTTAACCCAACAGCAATCTAACCAGTTATCACCAGTTGTAACTAATGCTAATGGATTTGAAATGGGTGTTGAGACTGAAATTACTACTCAAACTTTAAAACGTAGAAGAGCTATAGCAAGAAATAAAAAAGGAGTTGTTATGTTAAAAGGAGAATGGTCATTCTCATCTATTGATCAAATATTGATTGATGAACTTGTATTTTATATTCAACAAAATGATTTAAAAGCTGATTAACCAAATATTTATAATTATATGAAAAGTGTAGAATTTAAAAAAATAATTAAAGAAGCTGTTAGAGAAGTAATCCAAGAAGAATTAAAGGATATTCTTTTAGAAGCAGTTAAAACACCTAAAACAGTGGTTAGGGAATCATATTCTTCAACAACAAACCCTATCCAACCTTCTCAACCTGCATTTACTCCAAATGTTGATTTGAGATCAAAATATGCTGATATTTTAGGAGAAACTGCTTTAAGTTTCACATCAAATGATGTTCAACCTTTTAGACCACAAGTAAGTGATCCTATAAATGGTAATTTAGGAGTAGGAGAAGTAGATATGAATCAAATTATGGGGTTATTAAACAATAAATAATGGCTTTTGATCCTCAACAAATATACCCAATTGATTTAAATGCTAGTAAAGCAGTAGGAGTAAATATCCCTTTTAATGCTCCTGCTGTTTTCCAATCAAATTATTTAACTAAAGATGCTATAAAGAATAATTTGATAAATTTCTTCTTAACTAACCCTGGGGAAAGATATTTAAATCCAACATTTGGTGGTGGTCTACGAGCTTTTATATTTGAACAAATTACTAAACAAGAAACAGATTTCCTTTTACAAGACGTTAAAGATAAAATAACTCTTTATTTCCCTAATGTAGATGTAAAATCTTTAGAAATTTCCTCTATTGAAGATGAAAACACTATAAAAATAGACTTAACATACGCAGTGAAAAATACTAACATCACTGATAATATAGAAATAGAACTATAATGGCAACTATAAAAAGAGATATCAAATATATTAATCGTGACTTTAATGATTTTAGACAACGATTAATTGAATATACTAAAACTTACTTCCCTAATACATATAATGATTTCTCCCCAGCGTCACCTGGGATGTTGTTTATGGAACAAGCAGCATATGTAGGTGATGTTTTAAGTTTTTATCTTGATAATCAATTTCAAGAAAATTTCATCCAATATGCTCGCCAAACAAATAATATATATGAACTAGCGTATATGTTTGGTTATAAACCAAAAGCTACGGGTGTTGCTCAAGTTACTTTAGATTTCTATCAACAATTACCTTCTAAACTTTCTGGTAGTGAATATATACCTGATTATGATTATGCTTTAACTGTAAGAGAAAATTCAACAGTTACTTCTCAAAATGGGATTTCTTTTTTAACTCAAGATAAAATTGATTTCTCAATATCTAGTTCTCAAGATCCTACAGAAATTTCTGTGTACCAAATAGCAGGAAGCATCCCGCAGTATTTCCTCTTAAAAAAACAAAGAAATGCTATATCAGCTACTATAAGTACTATTACACAAACATTTAATGAACCTATAGATTTTTCAACAATAGAAATAAACAATCCTAATTTAATAAGCATCTTAGATATAATAGATTCAGATGGAAATGTATGGTATGAAGTAGACCATTTAGGTCAAGAAATGATTTATAAACCTGTTGTTAATACTAATATTAATGATCCTAATAATTTATTAAGTAATAATCAAGTACCTTATTTACTTCGTTTAGAAAAAATCCAAAGAAGATTTACTACTAGATTTACATCTTTTAATACTCTTATCATCCAATTTGGAGCAGGAACAACTCAAGATAATGATGAAGAAATAACACCTAACCCTAACAATGTAGGATTAGGATTACCTTTTTATCAAGATAAATTAACAGCCGCTTATTCACCTACTAATTTTCTATATACTAATACTTACGGTATAGCACCTTCTAATACTACTTTAACTATTAGATACTTAACAGGTGGAGGAGTTAACTCAAATGTTCCTTCAAATACATTAACTACTATAAATAAAAACACAGTAGTTTTTAATACTATTGGATTAAACCCAACAACTGCTAATTATATTAATTCTTCTTTAGCCGTATCTAATCCAGAAGCTGCATCTGGAGGCTCAGCAGGTGATACTCTAGAACAAATTAGACAAAATACTCTAGCACTGATAGCATCCCAACAAAGATCAGTGACATCATATGATTATTTAGTTAGAGCTTTAAGTATGCCTTCAATATATGGTTCATTATCTAAAGCGTATATTCAACAACCTCAATTAACTGATGAACAAGTTTCTACAATTGAAACTTTAAATTTATATTGTTTATCATATAATGATGCTGGTCAATATGATTATGCCTCTAATACATTAAAGAATAATCTTCGCACTTACCTTTCCCAATATAGAGTAATAGGAGATTCTATTGAGATTAGAGATGCTTATATTATTAATATAGGAGTAAATTTTGAAATTATAGTTTTACCTGAATATAATAATAACGAAGTTATTTTAGCATGTATCACTTCAATTCAAAACTATTTTACTCGTGATAAATGGCAAATTAACCAACCTATATTTTTAAGAGATTTATATATACTTTTAGATAAAATAAAAGGAGTTCAAACTGTTAAAAATATTGCTATTTCTAATAAAGTAGGAACTATGATGGGATATTCTCAATATGCTTATGATATAACAGCAGCTACCCAAAATCAAGTTGTATACCCTTCTTTAGACCCTAGTATTTTTGAAGTTAGATACCCTGAGTTAGATATTAAAGGAAAAGTAGTACCTTTATAATATTTATAATAAAATGGCTGTCTACAAGATATTCCCTACCCAAGATGCTACTTTGTATTCTGAATACCCAGAAATGAATACAGGTTTAGATGCTATATGTGAAGTCTCTAATACATTAAATGGAGCTGGAAACCCAGTTGTAACTAGATATCTTACTTTATTTGATACAGATGAAATAAAAGATATATTAAATAATAAAGTAAAAGATAATTTATTTGGGGTATACTTAAAAAATTTCATAGCTACCGCTCAAGGATTAAACGCAGATACAACAATAGAAATTTATCCTGTAGCTCAATCTTGGAATAATGGAACCGGAGTGTTCGGAGATTCCCCTCAAACTAAAGACGGAGTATCCTGGAATTACGCTAACTTCTCAGGTTCCGGGAATTGGAATCCAAGCGGCTCTATAAATGGATTTTCTTATACCAGTTCTTATAACTCAGCTTATGCTTCTGCTGGGGGTGGTAATTGGTTTTATGATACAGGAAGTAACTTATATGTTGTTATTAACTACATGAGTCCTTTTTATACTCAAGGAAATCCTTTAAGTTTACCTTCTAGTGCATCATACGGATTAAGAACTGTTAAAGATCTTGAAGCAAACGTTAGTCTCTTAGTCCAAGCGTGGGCGGAAGATTATATACCAAATTATGGTTTTATAACTAAACTAGATGAAAACGCTGAATTTAACCCAAGTCAAAACATTCAACCTACATTAAAATATTATAGTGTTGATACTAATACAATATATCCTCCATGTTTAGAATTTAGATGGAAAGATTATTCTACCATACTAACAGGAGCACCTACAGAAAAAATACTTAACACAACAGAAGCAAAATTAGCTTTAAACGAAAACCCAGGAGTATTTTATCCTTTTAGTGTAAATAGATTTAGAGTTAA